ATACGTTAGAAAGAAGACGGGGAAGAACAACTTGATTTCTTCCAATGGACTGATGGTAAATGGAAGTATTATCCTAGACCAGAAGAGTTTAGAGCAAAACTTGGTGAACCAGTTGGAACTATCAAAGAAGATAGAGATAGGAATGGAGAACTAATAAATCTCAGGCAAAAACAAGCAGATGGTTCATGGAAGTATCTTCCTAAACCAGAAGAGTACAGAAAAAAAACTGGTAATCCTGGTCTTCCTGATGGTAGTATTAGGCAACTTGGAACAAGGACGTTTGAAAAACAAAATGGTGAATGGGTCCTGATCAAAAAACGTTCTAGGATGAGGGAACATGAGATTGGTACTATCGTCGAAAGGAAAGTTGGTGACCGAAGTATTAAGAAAATTAAGACAGAAGACGGATGGGAGACTGTTTACAAAGACAAGTCTGAGTATATTGTTCCCGAAAATACCCCTATAGGTAAGTATGGTCCCCGTCCAGAACTTCGTAAATTAGTTTATGGAGTTGGAGTCAATGATATTATGATTCCTGAGTTTACAAAAACTAGAATTTGGAAAACCTGGGCTGGAATTATTCGTCGCACTGACAATAGAGATCCTGTTTGGTTATCGTATAAACAATCTTATATTGGATGTACTCTTGACCCTAGTTGGTATGTGCTGTCTGTTTTTAAAGAGTGGGTAGAGCAATGGGAAGACCATGAAAATAAAGAATGTGATAAAGACATTTTAATTCCTGGTAACAAACTTTATGGACCAGATACTTGTTTGATGGTTCGACCTATTGTTAATCGTTGGTTTAAACCAAATCAGAATAGTAATTCGACTCTTCCTAGAGGAGTTACCAAAGCAAAAGAAGAGTGTACAAAACCCTATCGTGCTCAGATTCAACCCATTAATGGTAAGAAAAAAGGACTAGGATATTTTTGGACTGCTGAAGAAGCAAGTGCTGCATACGAAGAAGCGAGGAGAGAGCAAGTGCAAATCCTCATAGATACTGAGACTGACCCACGGGTTAAAGCAGCACTGATCAACCGACTAGAGAATGACTAAAAAAACTACACCAGAAAACGTAAAAGAAGCGCATGAAGGACTGTTTCATGCTACAATGAACTTACCTGCTGCAGCTGCCCATTGTGGTATGTCGCAGAAAGAAATGAAAATGACCTTTTGGGAATACCTTAAATATCATGCCCCAGACTTTGAAATCCCTGAAAACACCATTGCGCTACCCAGGCGGGAAGAGTAGAGCACTCAGTAAACTGTTCCAATACATGCCTGATCTCAGTGGATACACTGAGTATCGTGAACCATTCCTTGGTGGTGGTTCTGTAGCACTGGAAGTGAGCAAGCGTTATCCTCGTCTTGACATTTGGGTCAATGATCTTTACGAACCTCTTTATAACTTCTGGCGAGAACTGCAGGACCACGGCAATGAAATTACGGACATACTCATCCAACTTAAACAAAGGCACCCTGACCCCACTTCCGCGAAAAAACTTTTCTTGGATGCTAAAGAGTACCTATCAGGATCTGCAACAACAGATAAGTTCCCTCCATACAATGAAAGTATTTGGCGTGCTGTTTCTTTCTATGTTGTCAATAAGTGTTCTTTCTCAGGTCTTACTGAATCTAGTTCCTTCTCCAAGCAAGCAAGTGATTCCAACTTCTCCCTTGCAGGTATCGAACGACTCCGCGATTATCAAAAACTGATTGGCAATTGGAAGATCACTAACTTGTCTTATGAACAACTCCTTACTGATAACAAAAAGTCCTTCACCTACCTTGATCCCCCTTACGAGATCGGATCAAATCTATATGGTAAGCGTGGAAACATGCACAAAGGATTTGATCACGACGCCTTTGCTAGCGACTGTGACCGTTTTATTGGTCATCAACTTGTTTCTTATAATGCGTCGCAACTGATCCGAGATCGCTTCGATGGGTGGACAGCTGCAGAATTTGCACACACTTACACCATGCGCTCCGTGGGGAGTTATAATACAGATCAAGCAGAACGCAAGGAACTAGTCCTTTTCAACTATGAAGTGTGAAGTCACCCTCTACAAAGCAGGCACCGTCTTCAAGGAAGAGGTGATCGCTGTTGATTATCAAGACGCTCGTAAGGTTGCCCTTGCTCGCAACCCTGGAGCAAAAATTATTGGAGTTACTGCGAAGTTCTAATGTGGCGAATTTGGGCAAAAGCACTAGGTGAAAAGTATGGACGAAACGACCGAGAAGCAGATTTTATTGCTGGCATACGCACCCTTATTTTTATTTCTTACTTGGTCACTAACCTTTTTATTATATCTGGAGTAATTAGACACTGGAATGACGTACCAACTGAAAGACTACCTCTACAGCATCAATCAATCTAAAAAGAATATTCTTGATGGTGACGCTGATGCTGAGCGAGGTTATCCTCCTTACATTGTTAACAGGTGCCTCAGTTCTTTTACGGATACTATCTTGTACGTCAATGAGATGAACAAGAATCCCAATCTTCCTAAGAAGATGCAATATGACTTTTTGCTAAATAGTGTGAGACCAAGGAAGAGGTTTTCTCCTTGGGCACGTAAGGATTCTATTGATTATCTTGAATTAGTCAAAGAGTATTATGGTTATAATGACGATAAAGCACTCCAGGCGCTCAGGATTCTCACCAAGGATCAACTAGATAATATTAAGAAAGCATTGAGCAAAGGTGGAAAAAATGAGCGTTGATACTGAGGTACAGTGGAAACAAACTGATATGGTAGAGGTAGTCCTTCGTGAACCTGATGACTTCCTCAAAGTGAGAGAAACGCTCACTCGTATTGGTGTTGCATCCCGCAAAGAAAAAAAGATTTATCAGTCCTGTCATATCTTGCATAAGCAAGGTAAGTATTACATTGTACATTTCAAAGAGTTGTTTGCTCTAGATGGCAAGAACACGAACTTTTCTTTGAATGATCTTCAACGTCGCAATAGAATTATTCAGTTGCTGTCTGATTGGGGATTGATTACTGTGGTTAATATTGAACAGATTGCTGATCTTGCACCACTCAATCAAATCAAAGTATTAGCGTTCAAAGAAAAGAAAGAATGGACGCTCGAATCTAAGTATAATATCGGTCGAAAGAAGACCTCGGTTGAGTAAACCGTAATGATGATGGGGGTTCTCACGACCCCTATTTTTTATGGTAAGATTATAACTATTAATGTGATGCCTTACGGGTCACATGTAAACGTCGCTTTTTTAAGGACATGACTAAAATTACCTGGGATACGTATGTCCCTTACTCAATCGGATTCAATGAAACATTCAGTAGACTGGAAGCTCTTGCAGGTGGTGGATCAAGTTACCCTCCATACAACGTGGTTGACGGAGATGATGGCAGAACCCTACTTGAAGTCGCTTTGGCTGGATTTGCAGGCGAAGATATTGAAGTCGAGACTGAACGAAATGTTCTAACGGTTTCTGCTCGCAAGGCACCAGTAGATAAAGAACGTAAGTATTCTCACAAGGGCATTTCCTACAGGACATTCTCTCGCAACTGGCAGATGGCAGATGATGTAGAAGTTGAGTCTGTTGATTTTAACGATGGTCTCCTTACAGTTACTCTGAGGAAAGAACTACCAGAGAAACAGAAGAGAAAAAAATGGTTCTAAATAGAAATGAAGGGCGCTTGACGGTGCCCTTTTTTGATGGTAAACTATAGTGTAAAACAATATCACCATGGCAATTCAAGTAGTTACCCTGAAAACAGGTGATCGCATTATCACAGAACTAAAAGAAGTCTTTGATAGTGATGACGCTGATAAGAAAGGTATTTGTCTGCTGATGGATGACCCTTACATTTTGAATCTTGAGGGTGGTACTAAACAATATCTTACTGAAGAGTATGGTATGGAGTATCAAGTCAGATTCAGTAAGTGGAATCCATACTCCAAAGACGATCAATTCAAACTTCCATATGATTGTGTCATGACAGTCAGTAATCCTGAACCAGGATTGGAAGAATCTTATAAGAGAAAAATTAAACAAAAACGTGAACTAGAGGAAACCAATGACAGTGACAGCTAATCATCCAATTCGTGTAGTGACTCTTTCTACTGCAGAGCGAGTCCTTTGTCTGTTTACAGATGTGAGGGATGAATCTGAACCAGATAGAGTCTTGGGATATAAGATGGCAGAACCATTTACTCTCACTCTTGGTGAAGCAGATGAGTCTGGTAACTATCCTGTGAAATATAATCGCTGGTGTATGTTTAGTCCAGAGCGAGAATTCCTGCTCTCTGGTCAACACATTATTGCAGTTTCTATCCCAGAAGAAAATATTGTTGAGCAATATGCACAGCAATTAGAAGCAGCAGGAATTCCACGAGATCAAATTTTTGTTGAGGTAGAGAATGGAACTGAAGGCGAACCTGCTGAAGTTAGCGAATGAGTGGATCATTGCTCAAGTAGAACCAGCTGAGGGGGACACCTTAACAGGTGACCCTGATGTTTGGATGGTGGAACCATATGTTGTAGACTGTGAAGGTCAGATCACTCCATGGGCACCACATGCTGCTGAGCGTGAATTTAATGTCAGGTCTTCGGATCTGACTGTTGTGACCAATCCAAGCAAGCAGTTGCTTGCTCGTTATATTGAATGCCTTGAATGAAGTTTTACACTAGTGTTGAGCAAGCAGGCAACCGTCTGCTTGTACGTGGTTATGAGAACGGCAATCGCT